TTTGCAGAATTAGAGTTAATTAACAGAATAATTTGCAACCAAGCTAATAAAGATACTACTTTAGGTGGTGTAATTGACTCAACAAAACAATACTTTATCGATGGAGTTATTGACATGGGAACGACTCAAATAACAGTACCCACTACTGGTATAACATTATTAGGTTTGTCTTTTGATATAAGTGGATTAATTTCATCAGAAGATAATTATACTATGTTTATTAGTGAAAGTATTGCAATAGGTTCTGGAAATGTTTTAGGTGCTGACTATTACATAACAACAGATGGAGCAAATTCAAAAGTATATGAATTATACGATGCAACAGGTTTTAATGCGTTTGAATTTCAAAGAATAAATTATAATAATTGCACCTCTTTGGGTGATATTTACGATTATAGACAAGGCTTAGAGGGTGGAACAGGAAGATTTGGAGGTTCTCCAAGTTTAACTTTGCACGGTCTTTGGCGTGGTGGTTATCGTATTACAACATCAATAGTTAGAAGTTTAGCGGGTACAATGACTGAGCCATTATTTAAAGCGGGTACTTTGTTTCAAATGAACTCAAGATTTTTAACAGATATAAATGTAGACTTACCAACATTAGCACCATTTTGTGATTTTCAAACATTAAACTTTCCTAACCCTAGTACAGTACAATTAAAAGGTGCTATATTTACAAGGAATGGAGCTTTTAACTCCAATGATACTAATATATTTAGTAATTTATTAGCCTCAGATTTATCTTGTGATTGGGACAATAACATTGGTATTAAAAACACTTTTGTAGGTGGTGCATTAAATAATACTACAGAGGTTCAAACAACTATAGTTACACAAGGTACAGCAGTAGATTTAAACGGGACTTTTACATCAACAGATTTACAACATTTTGACAGTCCATCAAACGGAAGATTAAGACATTTAGGAACTAACCCAACTGATTTTTTAGTTTCTTGGGATTTTGTAATAGACGGGAAAGACAATGACAACTATGAGTTGTTTTTAATAAAGATAGATTCATTAGCTAACGTAACAGTAGAATTTACGCAAGTTAGAACAGTAAATAATTTTCAAGGTGGTAGAGATGTTGGTATATGGTCAGGAACAACTCCTATTACGCTTAATCAAAATGACGTAGTATTTTGGCAGGTAGCAAACTTATTAGACGATGATAATTGTACTTTAGAAATAGATTCAACTTGGACTGTAACTGAAAGGTAATATTGAAGATAAAAAGATAAAATATGGCACAAGAGGCAACGATTAAAATAAACTTAGACGAGGGTAACGCTGGCGCAACGCTTAAAGATTTAAAAAAGGACGTTCAAGCCGTAGGAACAGAAGCGGAGAAAGTTAACGATGAATTTGTAAAAGGTCAAAAGGAAGTAGAGAAAAGCACCGTATCTTTAAAAACTCAATTAAGGCAGTTAAAGGATGAAATGGTGTTGTTAGATGATAGCGACCCAGAGTTTCTTAGAATGGCGCAAGAAGCCTCTGCAATGGAGGACAAAATCAAAGATGTTGACGCACAAGTTAAGTTGTTAAGTTCCGACACTAAAGGACTAGACGGTTTAGTAGGTGCTGGTCAAGCTATAGGCGGGGCGTTCCAAGCCTCACAAGGTGCTATGGCTTTATTTGGGGCGGAGTCCGAGCAAGTACAAAAAGCGATACAAAACGTTATTGCAGTACAGGGAATAATGAACGGAGTACAAGCCACAGCGAACGCACTTAATAAGGATGCGGTTGCGGGTATGTATTTACGTATGGCGGTTACCAAAGTTGTTACGGCGGGACAATGGCTACTTAATCTAGCTATGAACGCCAACCCAATAGGATTAATTATACTTGGTATTACCGCTTTAATTGCTGGTATTATATTAGCAGTAAAATATATAGACGTAATAATTGAATCTTTTAAAGATTGGAGAAAATACTTACTACTTTTACTAGGACCGATTGGTTGGTTAATCTTAGCGAATGAATTATTAAGAGAGAAAGAGGAAACGTTAGAAGAACAACGAGCAAGACAAACCAAAGAGGAAAAGAAACGCCACGCAACAAGGTTAAAACAAATTAAACGAGAGTTAGAAGCGTTTAAAGAAGCAGAAGAACAGAAGCAAGATAATTTTGACCGTGAAATTAAACGAGCTAAAGCAGAGGGTAAGTCTGTTTATACTTTAGAATTAGCGAAATTAGAATCTATAAAGAACGTTCAAGAAAAACAGTTAGAAAGTTATAACTTAATTCTTGAAGCTAGTATAGAACACTATAAAAAGCAAGCCGAGATAAACGGATTAACAGAGGAAGAATTTATAGAGCAAGCTAAAAAGCAAGGAGTTGATTTAATTAAGATACAACAAGAAGCGGAAGCGGGCGCACAAAAATATAAAGACGCTATCTTTGACGCTGAAAGTGATATTATAGCACTTAAAAGAGAGAACAGAGAAAAGAATAAACAAGAGGAAAAGAAAGCAAGCACCGACAAAAATAAGCAAGCAGAAAAGGACGCACAGAAACAAGCAAAACAATTAGAACAAGATAGAAAAGACCAAGAGCAAGCCAACCAAAAAGCGATAGACGATTATAATAAATTCTTACAAGATAAAGAAAACTTAGAGCAAGGCTATGCAGACTCAAAACTATCGGATGAAGACAAAGAGTTATTAGAATTAAATAACAAATACGCTAGTATATTAGAGCAAGCGAGAATCTACGGAGAAGATACGGCACTATTAGAGGAACAACAACAAGACCAAATAAAGGAGATAAGAGATAGATACGCAGAGGAAGAACGGTTAGCAAATATTGCCCGAGCCAAAGCGAAAGCAGACCAAGTAATAGAATCCGCACAAGATGTATTAAATATCGTTGGTACTTTACAAGAGTTAGGAAACAAAAAAGAAATTAACCGAATAAAAGAGAAACAAAAAGCGGGCGAGAAATTAAGCCGAGCCGAAAAGAAAAGGTTAATAAATGACGAGAAACAAAAAAGAGCGATAGCCGTAGCGGAGATTGCAATAGATACGGCAAGAGCAATTGCAAAGGCGGTTGCTAGTGGTGCGGGTGTTCCATTCCCCGCTAATATACCCGCTATTATTTCGGGAGTTGGTGCGGTCTTGGCTAACGTTGCAAGTGCAACAAAAGTATTAAACGCACCTCTACCTAGTTTCGATAGTGCAACGGCTGGAACGGGTGCGGAAGATTTAGGAGGTAATAATTCACAAACCGCCCCAAGTATTAACACAAATCAAAACGGGTCTACTATATTAAACCAAGAGCCTCAACAAGTGTTTGTATTAGAGAGCGATATTACAAGCACACAAAACAATGTACAAACTATTGAGTCTCAAGCAACAATATAATAAAAAACCCCACTCTAAATTAATAGGGTGGGGATAAACTTAAAAGATTATAATTCTTTTTTAACATAAATGATTGGCGTCATAATGTTTCACAAAGGTAACACTATTTATTTAAAATCAAAATATTTTTACATTATTATTTTATGGAAGTAATAGAATTAGAATTAACTAACGGGACTGAACTCGATTTTCAAGTTGCTTTGGTTGACTCCCCAGCGATAGAAAGTGATTTTTTAGCATTTAAAAAGAATCAACAATTTAAAGTTATAAGTGAAGATAAGAGAATTATTAGTGGTTTTTTTATGATGGCAGAAAAGCCAATTTATAGGAGAGATGATGACGGGCGGGAGTATTACGTAAAGTTTACCGCCGACTCAATTAGAACCATACAAGAGCAATTCCAAATAAATAAACTATCTAATCAAGTAAACGAGAACCACAACACAGATAAATTTATAGATGGGGTTTATGTATTAGAAACTTTTATTGTAGATGAGTCAAGAGGTGTAAGTGTATCAAAAGAAATGTACGGGGAATATTCAGACCGTAGCTGGTTTGGTAGCATGAAAATTGAAAATGACCAAGTTTGGGAGTCAGTTAAAAACGGAACTTTTAAAGGGTTTAGCGTTGAGGGTATTTTCGATAAATCTGAGGATGATTTTATGTCAAGATTAAAACAACTTGTTAAAAATCTAACATAAGCATTAAATATTTACATTATAAAAAAAAGTAAAACAATGAGCGAACTAACAAGATTAGAAAAAATCAAAGCGTTTTTTAGCGAAACTCCCGAATTGAAAGATTTGGAAGTAGTTGAAAAGGTTGCAGAGGTTAAAGAAAAGTTTGAAGAAGTTGCTTTACTTAGTGGTGATTTAGTTAACGTAGAACCAGCTTTAGAGGTTGGGGCAACAATTACGGCAACGGCGGAAGATGGTACTATTGTACCGTTACCAGTTGGAGAGTATGAGTTAGGCGATAACAAAATTATAGTTGTAGAAGTTGACGGCGTTATTGCTGACATTCAAAATCCAGTAGCGGAAGAAGAACCCGTAGCAGAGGAAGAAATGGCAGACGATACTAAAACGCAAGAGGCGGAACGACAAGCTAAGAAAGTAATAGAGTCAATCGTAAAAGAACACGTTTTTGAAGCGGTGGAGGAAATTAAATCTACTTATGAAAAGGAGATGAAATTCTTACACGATGAGTTAAACACTCAAAAAGAAATGTTCAACGAATTAAAAGAGGTAACGGGGTTAGCCGTGGAAGAGTTCGGAAAGACTCCAACAAAAGAACCTATAAAAGAAAACAAAAATAGCTTTGGTAAAAAAGAAACTAAAAGCGTATTTGATAAATTTTTAAACAAATAAATTATGTCATTTGATTTAACGGCGCTTAGCGCATATATTGAAGACCAAGACTTCCCATTAGTTGCAAAGATGCAAGCAGTAGGAGGATTGGCAGAGGTAGTAAATATCCAAACGGGTATTAAAGGAAGTTCTAATTTACAGTTTTTAACAACAGACACTATTTTTGGTTCTGATGGATGCAGTAGGACTCCAAGCGGAGCGACAGTTTTTAGCCAAAGAACTATTACAGTAGGTGCAATTGCAATTGCAGAGGATTTATGTATTAAAGACCTTAACGGTTTTTGGACGCAAACAATGGTAAAACAAGGTTGCGCGGGAGAACAAGAAATTCCAGCACCTATCGAGTCGGTTTACATGGAAAAGAAAATGAACTCTATTCAGAACCAATTAGCAATTTCAGATTTTCAAGGAGATACTTTATCGGGAACGAATAACTTATCTTACTATGACGGTCTTTTAAAGATTGTTGACGGTGCGGGAACGGCTATTGATGGAAACACGGGAGCAGTAACAGTTGCAACTGGTGTAACGGCGGCGAATATCTTAGCTATTTTAGACGCTATGTGGTTATCTATCCCAGCTAATATCCAAGAAAAGACAAACTTATCTTTATGGATGCCAATTTCTTATTACAGATTGTATGTAGTAGCGCTTAAAAACGCTAACTTATTCCACTATAACGGAGATGACGGACAAGTAAAATTATACGGAACTGATTTAACTATCAGACCAACTATTGGACTAGAGGGTGTAGATAGAATGGTTTTATCGGCTGATGATAATATTACAATCGGAATGGACGGAGATTCAGAAGAGGATAACTTAGAGGTTAGATTAAATCCAGCTACTAACAAATCTATCTTTTTTGACGTATGTTTCAAAAGAGGTGTACAAATTGCATTCCCTGACGAGATAGTAGAATTTACTTTAGTACCTTAATTAGAGTAAAATAAAATAAATTAATAATCTAAGAGGGTGGTAGTTAAACTGCTACCCTTTTTTTAAAACTAAATAATATGGCTTGTCCTTTAACAAGTGGCTTTGATTTTGAGTGTGACGATTCAGTAGGCGGAATTAAATTAGGTTCTATTAAAATTTCTCAGTGGGAGAATATAGATACTTATACCGTAACTGCTGGAGAAGTAACCGCACTTACACAAGTAGCACTTACAAACTTTTACGAGTACAAAATTAAAAAAGAGATTGCGGATGCAGTATCGACAGAAACGCATGATGACCAAACGGGTACAACGTTTATTGAAACGGTTATGAATTTCACTTTAAATAAATTAACTAAAGAGAAAAACGTAGAAATGAAATTATTAGCGGGTAAACCCGTAGTAGTTTTATACCAAGATATGAACGATACTTGGCACATCATGGGTCTTACAACTGGAGCGGAGAAAATGGGTGGAACAAACCAAAGCGCAACGGGTAAAGCGAGTGGAGATTTAAACGGATATACTTTAGGTTTCACATCTAAAGAAAAAGATTATCCTTATACGGTAGATGCAACCGTAGTTGCTGGTTTAACAGTAGCTTAATAGTTTAATATTAACTTTAAAAGGGTGGTTAATTCTGCCCTTTTTTATTATCTTTGTAATATGAAGATTAAAGAATTTTATTTAGGTTCAAAGTTTTATTTAAAAGGTGTTTTTGATGGTGTAATTAAAGACGATACTAAGAGTAAAAAACTTTATAAGAAATTAGGGTTACCAATTTTTGAAGTAGAACCAAAGACTAAAAAAGATGCAGTTAAAAAAGAATCAAGTAAATAGTAACATCACTTTAACTTTAACAGAGAAAACGACCATAACGGGCGCAAATTATTTGTTTCAGTTTACGAGTGACCAAACTAAGGAAGATTATTTTTTAATTTGTCAAGATTTAGCAACCACAGAACAAAAGAAACGGTTTAACTTATTTGATATTACGGAGGGCGTAGATGACCCACTTAATAGCAAAATAGTTTTAGGCTTGTCGGGTAGGTATCATTATTATATTTACGAGCAAGCAAGCGATACGAATTTAGACCCAACGGGTTTAACTATTGTTGAGCGTGGTATTATGACACTAAAAGGAACGCAAGATAGTAACTATATTAGTTATGAGTTTGACGTTAAATATACAGTATATGAGTAATTATTTTTTAAACGGTGCAACGGGTAAGGTAACTAAATTTGATGCGCATAAACCGCCAGAATTTAAGGAGTTAAAGTCTAACGATTTTGTGCAATATGGTTACGATAAGGAATGGAAAAACCGTTACCCCGATTATCTATTATATTTATATAACCGTAGTGCAAAGAATAACGCAATAATAAACGGTAAGAATAAGTATATCGTTGGTCAAGGTTGGACGTTTGATAATGCTGGTTTAACGTTTGAGCAAAGAATAGGTTTAAAAGCATTTATTAAGGAGTTAGAACACTCTAAAATTACTAGAGATTTATCACTAGATAGAACGGTGTTTGGTGGCTTTGCGTGTGAGATAATCACATCTAACGACTCCGAAAATATTACTTTGTCACATATTGACTTTAGTAAAGTTAGACAATACAAAACGGTAACAGACAAAGAGGGTAATAAATCCCCTTTAAAGTACGGTTATACAAGTGATTGGAGTAATAGAAACCCACAAGATAACGAGGATTTTGAGGAGCTTTACCTATTCACTTGGGATAAAGACGATATAGATAGCAATAAAAGATATATTGTTTATTATAAAGAATATAGACCAGACTTACAAGAATACCCATTACCAGATTATATTGGTGCAGTTCCTTACATAGAAGCCGATTACGAAATAAGTAATTTCACTTTAAACAATGTAAAGAACGGTTTTAGTGGTTCGTTTTTAGTTAACTTCTATAACGGTGAACCAACAGAGGGACAAAAAGCACAGATTGAGAAACGTTGGAAACAAACTAAACACGGCTCAGACAATGCGGGAGCGCCTATATTGTCATTTAATGAGGATAAAGATAGCGGGGTAGAGGTTACGGCATTACCAGCAAACGGACAAGACGAAAGATATATT